ATAAGATTAATTGCTTTATCAATTAGTGGATTGAATTTACCCTGATCACACTTAGCAAATGAAATACTTGAGGGAGTGGCGAGTAGATTGCCACCGAACTCAACCATCTCATAATGACCAATCCTCAAGAGAATATAATCGCTTATATTCTTTTCGGTTTGAAAATCTTGATGATCAATATTGTCGAGAACTTCACGACATAATCCCCAATACAATCTGTGTTGTTGATTAGATCGTGGTCGAGTGACCTTAGCCTTTACAG